CACACGCAGCGAAGCTGAACTGATTTGGAAGCTGCCATTTACGGGCAGCAGGATAATGTTTCTATGAAAGGAGTGAGAGCGGATGGAGCTGACGCAAGAACAACTGCGCTGGATAGTAGAAACATCAGCGCGAACGGCGGTTGAGGCAACACTGCAGACGCTCGAAGGAGAGTGCACTGTACAGGTAGTGCGCGATGCCTGCAAGGCTGGAGCTGAAGCTGTCGCAAAAGAACAGACAGCCATCCGCAGACGTGAGCGCAGCCGCAGCATTGACAAGCGTCTGCACAACACTCGGCTACTCCTGAAGAACTACCGACTGCTGAAAGAGCATTTCACCAATGCGGTATACGAGTTTGAAGAAGAGCAAAGCATCGACGAGATGAAGCCTGGCGATCTCTGGCGGCTGCTCAATGAGAGCGTGCCAGAGGAGGTGTACATCGAGTCGATATGCAAGAGTGCGACGCGCACTATGATAATCCTCCAGCACGTAGAGAAGATGCTCGGTATATACGAAGCGTACTGCAACACTTCGCCGATGGAGAGTGCCAAGCGCCAATACAGGATACTGCGCGCTCGATATCTGGATAACGAGCCACTCTCCATGCTGGACATAGCTGAGCGCGAGCATATACACAAACGCACTGCCGAGCGAGACCTTGACGCCGCTATAGAGGGGCTGACGGCGCTCATATTCGGCATCGATTCAATAAAGGACTTGACAGGAGGAATTCAATCATGACCAAGGAGCAACTCATCACTGCGATATCCGAGAAGGCAGAGCTGAACAAGCGTCAAGCGGGCGCTGCACTGGAAGCATTCATCGAGACAGTAAGCAAAGCGCTGGTTGACAAAGACGAGATAACACTGCGCGGCTTTGGCACATTCAGCGTATTTGAGCGCGCTGCGCGTGACTGCATTGCGCCGGCGACCGGCGAACCAATCCATGTAGAAGCCTGCACAGTGCCGCGCTTCAAGGCATCCAAGCTGCTTAAGGACATGGTCGCGGACGCCAATAAATAATGTCCCTTTTGTTGTCGCATTTTGACCGTTGACGTGCCGCATGCAAGCGTGGTATACTGTAGATGTCAAAATGACGATTGCCATAATAGTCGATTGGCGACGATGACAGTGCAAAGCGTAAGCTTTTGAGAGCGACACCACGTTGTGCCGCTCTCTTTTCATTTTTGGCTTAAGAGGGGAAGAAGATGATTGAATGCCACAAAGAAGCCCTGAGGTTGAGCAAGCCAGAGAGATGTGGCTTCAATCGGATGGCAAGTTATCAGTAAATGAGATAGCCAAGCGATTGGGGCTGAACGCATCCACTGTGCGAGGCTGGAAGTCCAAGCAGCTTTGGGATGAGCTGCTGGAGGAGAAGTTCGTAGACGAAGGCAGGCCGCTCGAAGAGCTGGAAGAGATACGCAAGAGCGGCAGAAGCGCATGGTACGCGCCGAAAGGCAATCAGCGCGCGAAAGGCCATGGCGGCAAGATAGGTAATCACAACGGAGTAGGGCATGGAGCGCCACAAGGCAACAAGAACAGCATGAAGCACGGCGCATTTGAGCGCTTTGCTTACCGCTACATGGAAGATGATGAGCAGGAAGTTGCTCAGGATGTCGATATAGACGGCATCGAGAAAGAGCTGCTGCGCACGCTGGCATTCCTGAAGGCACGCGAGCTGCGGCTGATGAAGCGCATCGCGGCGATACGCAAGCTCGGCGACGCGCGCAAGATAGAGCTGCTGACCTCCACATCGCGTCTCAAGAGCGAAAAGCGCATGGGGCTCTGGGAAGGCGATGCAGAGAGCGGTTACACCAAGCAGGAAGGCACCGGCATGTACGACGGCGAATGGCTGGACGAGATCACGATGAACACGCCATCGCTGGAGGATGCGCTGATGCGGCTCGAGGCGGAGCTGTCCAAGATACAGGCGCAGAAAGTGCGCATACTGGCGCAGCTTGACGAAATGAAGACCACGCGCGAACATCTGGAGATTGAGCGTATACGCGCTCAGGGCGAGAACGAGCAGAGCAAGCTCGCCAACGACTGGGTAGAAGCGCTGCTCCAGCTGTACGCAGCCAATGCAGACAACGGCGGTGAAGCCGATGGTTGACAGGCTGACGGCCTTTATGAACCTTCAGAAGAAGTATCTGCATGACCCGGTCGCGTTCGCGCATGACCTTACGCACTTCTATCCGGATGCAAATCAGGTGCCGGTTATGATGGACATCGCGCAGTACAATCGCGTATCTGTGCGCTCTGGTCAGGGCGTAGGCAAGACGGCGCTTGAGGCGAACATACTGCTATGGTATCTGACGATGCACCCGGATGCACGAATAGTAGCCACTGCGCCCACGCGGCAGCAGCTGCACGATGTGCTCTGGGCTGAGGTTGAGAAGTGGCGCGCCAATTCGCCGCTGCTGTCCACAATATTGAGATGGACAAAGACGTATGTCTACGTCAATGGGCGAGAGAAGCGCTGGTTCGCTGTAGCGCGAACCGCAACCAAGCCGGAGAATATGCAGGGCTTCCATGAGGATTACATGCTCTTCATCATCGATGAGGCGTCTGGCGTATCTGAGCCGATAATGGAGGCCATACTCGGTACGCTTTCAGGTCCGAAGAACAAGCTGCTGATGTGCGGCAACCCGACGCAGACCTCCGGCACATTCTACGACAGCCACACGCGCGATTCAGCGATGTATCGCACGCACAAGATAAGCAGCCGCGATTGCCCGCGCACGAACAAGGACAACATCGCGGCGATGGAGCGCAAGTACGGTAAGGACAGCAACTTCATCCGCGTACGTGTAGACGGCGAGTTCCCATTGCAGGATGACGACGTGTTCCTTCCGATGAGCCTGCTCGACCGCTCGATACACACCGACTGGACGCTGACCAATCCGATCAAGATAGACATAGCAGCCGATATTGCGCGCTTTGGCGACGACCTATCCGTAATCGCGTACAAAGTCAACGAGAAAGTTGTCATTCACGACAAGTACAGTGGCCGCGATCTGATGCACACGGCTGACAAGATAATTGAGCTGGGCATCGAGCTGATACGCAAATACAGGTACAAGGCGTCGATAGTGGTACGCATTGATGATACCGGCGTGGGCGGCGGCGTAACCGACCGCCTGAGGCAGATAAAGCAGCAGAATCCAGCGCGCTTTGGATGGCTGGAGGTAATGCCGGTGGTGTTCGGCCAGCGCATCAAGCACATGTACTACCACGACACGACGACTTACATGTACGCCTGCCTGAAAGAGATGATTTCCGGCGTGGACGAAGACGGCAAGCCCAAGCCAGTTGAGCTGGTGCTGCCGGATGACGAAGACCTCATTGCGCAGCTATCAACGCGGCGTTATGAGATGACAGAAGCGAGCAAGCTGAAGATCGAGAGCAAAGACGATTTCAAGGCGCGCGCTGGGCGCTCTCCTGACGAAGCTGACTGCGTAATAATGCTGTGTCTGCCGGTCAGGTTCAAGAAGAAGCAGCCAGCGTCATTGGATGATTAAGCTGTGGAGGTGAAACAAATTGGACAAGGCAAAGAAAAGACCGACGCCTGCTGTGGGCGTTAAGCTCATTAAAGGCGCAACCTCTGCAGCGCCTTTGAAGAAAGCCGAGCAGCCGACGAACATTCCGCCCGAGGCCAATTTCAATTCGGGCGATTGGCTGGCGCATCCGTACAATTTTGACGGCGTGCAAACGCTCGTTGAGCATTCGACGATACTGCCGCAGTGCATAACGGCTTACAAGAACAATGTGTGCGGCTTCGGCATCTCGATAGACTACAGAGACGAATACAAGCTGCTGAATGAAGAAGAGCATCCGGAGCTGGCGGAGGAGTATGACCGCCTCCAGCGAGTGATCGACTTGCTCTCGCTGGACATGGAGACGAAAGACCTGTTCGGCTCGATAGTCGCAACCAGAGAGCGCTTTGGCATAGCTTATGTGGAAGTAGTTCGCAATCTGGATAACGAAGTCGTGGAGCTCGCCAACATTCGCAATCCGGGCACTGTGTGGATGACGAATCCGCTTGCGCCTTATGTGGATGTGACCTATTACTACAAAGGCGAGGCGTTCACGCGGCGCAAACAGTTCCGCAAATTCAGGCAGGAAGTATCCGGCATGGTGCGGTATTTCAAGGAGTTCGGCGATCCGCGCACGATGGACATGCGCACAGGCAAGTATGTTGAGCCTGAGACAATCGAAGTCAAGTATCGCGCAAACGAGATACTCGCGCTGCCAATAGGCGACAAGCCATACGGCGAGATACGCTGGATCGGTCAGGTGACCGGCATGGACGGCGCGCACAGGGCAGAAGCGCTTAACGCCAACTACTTTGAGAACGGGCGGCACACGCCGATGCTCATTATGATTGAGGGCGGCACGCTCTCTGATGAGAGTTTCGCCAAGATGCGCGAATACATGGAGGAGATCAAAGGCGAAAACGGCCAGCACGCGTTCATGGTGCTTGAAACCGAGGCGCGCAGCACGCTGCAAGCGGGCTTTGAAGCTGAGAATGCGCCAAAGATAACCGTCAAAGACCTTTCGCCTATGCTGCAGCGCGATGAGCTCTTCCAGGATTACATCGACAACGCGCGCAAGAAGGTGCAGAGCTCGTTCCTGCTGCCTGACCTGTACGTAGGCTATACGACCGATTTCAACCGCGCCACAGCGCAAACGGCGATGGAGGTAACGGAGAAGCAGGTATTCATACCATACAGGCAGGAGCTTGCGTGGATAATCAACCGCAGGCTTCTGGCAGAGTACCAGTTCAAGTATTGCGAAGTTTCGTTCCGTTCGCCCAACATCACCAATCCTGATGACCAGGCGAAGATACTGAACATAGTTGAGCGCGCTGGCGGCTTCACGCCGAACGAGGCGCACAGGCTGGCAGCAGCCATGATGGGTGATACAGCCGAGGACTTCGCTGAAGACTGGGCGAGCATACCGCTCACAGTATTCAAGGCGCTGCAGGCTGGTTCTTCCTCCAGCGAAGAAGTATCATCCGGCATATTGGAGCAGGTCAATGAGCGCGTAGACAACGCCGAAGAAACGGGCGATGAAGAGCTGATAGCCGTAATGAAGCAGGTGCGCAAAGCGCTTGTTGAGATGGGCGGTGGCGCGGATGCCGATAAAGCATGACACCTGCGCCGCGCTGATCAGCGCGATAGACGCGTACATAGCCAAGGCTGACAGCGACATAGAGCGCGAGCTGAAAGCCGCTGGATACATCGACATAGATTACACGATGAAAGCTGTTAAGCGGCTGGAGGAGAACCTTGCGGAAGCGCTTAACGGCGAGACCGAGCGCGCGTGCCGCGAACTCAAGAAGGCAAAGAGCATTGAGGAATTCATGGGCGGCGCGTTTGGCGCGTTCCAAGTGCGCCAGGCATCGGATGACAGCCCGTGGGGGAGCTTCAAAGACGGCTCCGCATTGGGCGGCAGCGTAAGCGACACGCTGCAAGAGGAATTCGAGCGCACAATCCCCAAGCTCGTTAATGACTACCTGCAAACGACCGACATGGGTCTGGCTGCGGACACCATCAGCCAGCGCACGACGAGCTGGATACACACATGGTCGCACGATCTCGGCGACCTGATGCAGCTGACGAGCCACAAGGAGATCGAGGAGATACTGACGCGCAATCTCCAAGAGGGCTTAGGCGTGGCTGACGCGACGCGCGACCTCATGGATGCGGGCATACGCTCGAACTACAACCGAGCGCGCTCGACCGCGCTCACAGAGATGCTTACGGCGCACTCGGTGAGCAACCAAGAGGCGTACATGCAAAGCCCTGCTGTAGAAGGCAAGATGTGGCGGCACAGCGGCGGCAGGCGCAATAAGGTGCGGCCTAACCACGTTGACATGGATGGCGAGATAGTCGACAAGAACAAGCCATTCGATTTGGATGGGCGCGACGGCTGGTCATACAGGCCGATGTACCCGCGCGACACGAACCTTCCAGCAAGCGAGCGCGTGAACTGCCACTGCATATCGCAGCCGGTAGTCAACGAGGAAACGCTGGGCTTGCCGCTGGATGAGCGCAGACGCCTCCAGCAAGAGGCGATAGACGCTGACGATGGCAGCTGGCTCGCCGATCTCGACAGGCAGAACCGCGAACGCAGGGACAGGCAAACGATACTGATAAACCCATTCAAGCACAAGAACACGACGACAGTTCAGCCAGAGCAGGTAACAGTCAAGCCTGAGCCAGCGCCAAAGCCAGCTGAGCCGACGATAGCAGGCGTAGAGCGCGGCGAAGCTATGACACATGAACAGGCCGATTCAGGCAAAGTAAATCCCCACTTCAACAGCGTTGAGCCGGGCTATCGCACCAACTGCCAATCGAGCGTGGTTACATACGAGGCGCGCCTGCGTGGCTACGATGTTGAGGTAGTGCCGAACGATTACCACCATCCGATGTGTGAGAAGCTGGCGAGCGACACATCGATGGCGTATTTGCCGAACAATCCGGATGACTTATTCGTTCCATACGAGATATCGGAGCGGTGGACATGGCAAGACGCGTGGCAAGGCGAAAAGCCAACAGCCAAGCGCTTTGAGAAAAAGCTGATGGGCATGCTGAACGAAGATGCGCGCTACACAATGGAATTCAAGTGGCGCGGCTGCAGTTCAGGCCACATAGTGAACCTTTTCAAGCGCGACGGCAAGCTGATGATATACGACCCGCAGTCTGACAAGACGCTCATAGGCAAGGAAGTATCGGCGTATCTCAACCGCATACAGTATCAGCGGAAGTGGCACGGCGCAAACTTCTACACATGGCCCGGCGTTTTGCGAGTGGATGACAAGCCATTCAACTTTGATGTTGTGAATCAGATAATGCAGAAAGCAGGTTCAAAATGACAGCTGATGAATTTGCACGTGGCAACGGCTTTATAGCAGCCGAACACAGGATAGACTGGCGCGGCTACAAGTGCTATGAAGCGATGCTTAAGGTGCCCGAAGACGTGAACGACGTTCAGCACATAGGCATACCGCAGATTATACTTGAGAAAGACGGCGAGTGCCGATTTGCGGATTACGATGAGGCAATGGCGTATATAGACGAGCTGCCCGAAGACTTCGAGTAAGGAGCGCTCGTCGACAGGAGGAAACGGCATATGGCGGATGTGATGCTTTACACCTTCGCAGTGGGAGAGCTGAGGCCGTACATCTTCTCACGCAGAATGAGGCGCGCGCAGGACAGAGCGCTCGAATTCATAAAGCAGCAGACGGGCTTTGTAGGCATCCATCCGGTGCCTGAGCACCACGCGACGTTGCTGCTTTATCGCACAGAGAACGACGCCAAGATCGCGCGCAACGAGCTGCTCTCGCGCGGATGCGAGTGCGGCGACCACATCGGCGAGGTGTTCGTCGATGAGATGTATGTTCCAGACGGCATGAAGTGAGCAAGACCATGAGGAGACAGTCATGATAATTAAGAAGCAGATGATGGAAGCGCCATGGTATACCTACCAAAAGAAGCTCAAGGCGCTGTTCGGGCGCGACCCGGACATCAAGATAAGCGAAGTGCGCAACGGCAAGGGCGCTGACTTCGAGTTCGACATAGAGGTGCTCAGCCACGCGAAGTTCGTTGCGCTGAACAGGGTGCTCAAGAAGCACGTGACGTTTGGCAGCGTGACGCTTGCGATAACGCTGTACGACGAAGAGAACAGCGAGACCGCCGACAACAAAGCCAAGCTGTTTGCGACGCTGTTTGAAGGCAATCCGATACTGGAAGATGTGCGCGGCATTACCGATGACACCGGCAGCAAGCACACATACGTAAGGTTCGCGCCGGAAGTCATACAGTTCTTCGACGACAATCTGGCGGATTACAACGGCAACTGGAGCGGGCTTGCGATGGACATCGCTCAAGAGGTATTCCAGACAGGCACCGACGCCGTGAACTTCTGCACTGCCGCGATAACCGACGGCAAAGAGTATGACGCATAATCAGATAAGCCAAGGCCGCTGCTTAGCGCAGTGGCTTTTGTTTATAATATCCTCCGCTGCGCCTTTGGCGTGGCGACGACTGCGCGAAAGGAGGCAGGCGTGATGAAAGAGTTCATCACTATCACTCATCATGCTGCAAAGGGGGTGAGAACGATATGAGCAAGCTTAAAAAGTCCTATGAGCTGACCGATGTGAAGATAACCTTTGTTTCTCTCGTGGACAAGGCGGCCAACAAGAAGCCATTCCTGCTGACCAAGCAGGAAGACGGCAAGGCTGGCTTTCAGTCCAACGGCAGGATAATAAAGGTCGACGGCGACAGCCACTTCATAACCGGCATAGTGTACGAGCCAATGGTAGCCGACGCGCACGACAACTTCATGACCGAAGCCGAGATAGAGAAGGCTGCGCACTGGTTCATGAAGAACGGCGACAACGTGGACATACAGCACACCTTCCAGCAGGAAGACGGCCTTACAGTGGTGGAGAGCTCCGTCACCAAGGCCGACCAAGTGATTGAAGGCGTTGAAGTCAAGAAGGGCACATGGCTGATGACCATAGAGGTCAATAACGACGCAGTTTGGAAAGCCATTGAGGATGGCAAGCTTACGGGCCTTTCGATGGGCGGCATAGGCGTGTTTGACGATACCGACGTCGACCTTGAAGAAGAGAAGGTCGAAAAAGCCGAAGAAACCACTGTGCCAGAGAAGTTGAACCTGCTCGAGCGAATAGCCAAGGCACTGGGCGTTGAAAGCGCTGTGATCAAGGGCGCGATGCGCGACAATTACGAAAAGCAGCAGCGCATCGACAAGTTCTGGATCGCGTTTAATGTATTGCAGGGTCTGCTGCTGAACCACGACCCATGGACGGACGATCCGATATTTGAGAACGACGCCGACAAGATACGCTACACGCTGCAGGAGTTCAGCGACATTATGATAGAGCTGCTCGCGACAAGCGAACCGGAAGAGCTGCTTGAGCTGCGCAAGGCAGCGCCCAAGCCAGAAGAGCCGGCAGAGCAGCCGGTAGAGAAAGCAGGCAAGAAGATGTCTCAGGCTAACCGAGACAGGCTTAATGCTATAGCACAGCAGCTCATTGACTTCGCCAAAGAATTCGATGACGAGTCTGACGCGGCACAGACCGAAGATAAGGCGAAGGCAGATGAGCCAGAGACCACCGCAGAACAGGAGGGCGAACCCGACATGAGCAAGGACGAAGTCCAGAAGATGATAGACGAGGCAGTAGCCAAGGCGCTGGCAAAGCCGGAAGAGCCTGAGACCGCCGAAGTCGAGAAGAGCGAAGAGCTTACAGCCGAGACGGTTCAAGGCATGATCGACGCAAGCGTTGAGAAAGCCGCCGAAGCTGAAGAAAAGCTCGACGCTGCCACAGTACAGAGCATGATAGAGAAGGCGCTGGCTGACGCTTTCAAGCAGCGCGGCCTTGCCAGCAATCTGGATGCCAACGACGACAATATCCAGAAGAATGAACAACCGACCCATTATCTGCACGGCATACTTTAATAGCAACGGGAGGATCGAACGATGAACAACGTTGATGTAATTAGCAAAGCTACCACCACGACTCAGACACTTGCCAATGGCGGCAAGCTGAACCCTGAACAGGCTCGCACTTTTGTGCAGCAGACTTTTGAGAAGACCGCTTTGGGCGGCCTCATTCGCCACGTACAGCGCGAAGCGCGTGCTGGTGAGATAGACAAGATCGGCATCGACCGCCGCATACTGCGCGCCAAGACCGAGAACACCGACGACCAGTACCGCGTAAATCCGAACCACTCCAAGATAGACTACAGCACCACCGCTGTTCGCCTGCCTTGGGAGATCACCGAGGAAGCGCTGCGCGAGAACATCGAAGGCCAGAACTACGAAGCCATAGTAACAAACCTGATGACCACCCAGATGGGCATCGACCGTGAAGACCTGCTCATCAACGGCGATACCGCTACCGATTCCAGCGCCGCTGATTACGACTTCCTGAAGGTCAACGACGGCTGGGTGAAGCTGATCAAGACCAACGGCCACACCGTCAACCGCGCTTCCGTTGACTCCGGCGCTATGTCCAGCGACGTATTCTACAAAGCGCTGCTCGCCATGCCTAACAAGTTCCAGGATGGCAACCTGCGCTGGCTCATGGCTCCCAGCCGCAAGACCATGTGGGAGCAGTACCTCGTTGAGCAGGCTATCGCGCACGGCGGCGTTGTGACCGACGGCATGATAAACGCTCCTGCCGGCATCGAGATAGTGCCTGTACCTAACTTCCCTGCCGACAGCATACTGCTGGTAAATCCGCAGAACCTCATCTGCGTAGATACCTACAACGTAATAATCCGCAAGACCACCGAGGGCATGAACGCTGTCATGCTTGACAAGCGCTTCTATGTAGTACACTTCGACTTCGACGCCGTTGTTGAAGAGTACGACGCTACCGCTCTGGTGTATGGTCTGGCCTGATGAAAGCGATATAAGGCGGGGCGGCGCAATGCCGCTCCTGCCCATCGCACAGGAGAGCGATACAGATGATTAAGCTGAAGCTGATAATGGGATTGAGCCACGACAACGGCTATGTCAAGGCGACGAGGCAGAACCCGTACGTCGAGGTAGAGACGGAAGAGATAGCCAAGCTTTGCGTTGAGAGCGGCTACTTCGCGCGCGTGACTGACGAAGCCGCGCCGAGCGCCCCAGAAAAGCCGCAGGAGGCGCATAACGAGGCCGCAAAGAAACCTACGCCCGACAAGAAGAGCGCCTTAGAAGCCAAGCAAAGCGCAAATAACGCGGGTGACGAACTCGACACCATGACGGTGACCGAGCTGCGCGCTTACGCGGAGACGGTAGGCATCGACCTTGGCAAGGCTAACAAGCGCGTTGACATAATCGCAGCTATACGCAAGGCTGAAGAAAATGCCTAAGGAGGGCTGATTATGAAAGTTGAACCTATGGATTTGGGCGTGTGCGGCATCGAGCAGATGATGTATGCCGGCACCGTCGCTTTTGACACCGAAGATGTGGACAAAGGCGTTGAGCTGTGTGAACTGCCCGCTGGTATAGTCGTGACAAAGGCCGTGGCCGTAGTGACCGAAGCCTTTGACGCGGGCACAACCAATGTGCTGACCGTCGGCGCGAACGATGACGTCAACGACCTTATGGGCAGCGGCGATATAACCGAGGGCACCAAAGGCGCGTACTTAGTCAACAAGTTTGCGCAGTACGATGCCGCGGCGACCATCAAGGCGAAGTACACCCAGACCGGCACAGACGCGACCGCTGGCGCTGCCGACATCTATCTGTTCGTAGTGCGCATACCCGTTTAAGGAGGGGTACATCATGGCGGTGGAAAGGCCGTGGGTGACGCCTGATGAAGTGCGCGCGTATACGGATTATGCCGACGTACAGGAACGCTCGGACGCCAAGCTGGCGATAGACATAACGCGCGCGGAGCAGGCGGTAATTGCCTATACAGGCAACAAATTCGACGACGCGGAGATGGAGGTCATACCTGCCAATGTCAAGACAGCAGTTATACTCCTTGCTGAGAGCTATGCTCATAAGGTGTACCAGGCCACCGTAACCATGAAGTCGGAATCTTTCGATGACTACAGCTACACAGCCAACGACACCGAGATAAGCGTGGGCGAGCTGGGGCTGGAGTATCTGCTGGATGAGTATAAGATATCAGCCGCAGCCGGTAAGCTGTTCATGCGGCTGAGGAAGCTGTGAGGTGGTATAGATGGCATGGGAAGACTTTCTGAACCACACATGCGATATATACCACATAATACGCACTGACACATCGCCGGGCTACGGGTTACCGGGTAGTCCGGCTTTTTCATACCCGGATGAGCCGGATATCGCGAATCTTGCATGCCACTTCTCACAAGGCGGCAGCGGAGGCACAACCAACACTGTGAAGCAGAACGAGCCGCAGCAGGACTATGACGACCGCATAAAGCTTGCATTGCCCGCAGGAACAGATGTGCGATTCAACGACAAGATAGTCGACCACAGAACAGGGTACATCTACTACGCTGAGATACCGCGCACGGTGCACGGCGAGCATCACATGTACGTGTACGTAGCGCGTGAAAAGCCGGAGGTGTACATGTAATGGCCGACGTCGAAATCGATATGACGCAATACGCCGAGTTTTTTAAGAAGATGGAGAAAGCTGGCAAGGGCTCGTTCAAGAAGAGCCTCCAGCAGTATCTCGAAGGCGTGGGTATGGAGTTCCTGCGAATCGTGCAGGATGAGATCATACGAATGCAGGCGGTTGATACAAGGCTGATGCTGGCGTCGTTCAGCAAAGGCGCGGCGGATAACGAGTGGACGGTGTCCGACGGAGGGCTGACACTTACGGTCGGTACCAACGTAAGCTATGCCGTTAGCTGATATAACAAATGCGGCCCAGCATGGTAACATGCTGGATAGTCACCGGGGAAAATCGGTAAATCTCTATTGTACATATAGACGATACCGAGGTAAACGGCTGAACCAAAGCGCAGCCGTCACCGTAGAGCATAGGCGGTGAACCCAATGAGAAGCAGCGAGCGATCGCTGCTTTTTTTGTTGGAATATAATCCGCCCACGAGTCTCCGGCATCCGCAAAAGCGGATGAAGATGTATGCCGAACTCACAGGCGACTGTGAGAACTGCCGGATAAAAAGCCGACAGGATAACACAATTGATTCGTCAACGACGGCCACTGGACAAACCCCAAAGGCGTACAGTCGCGCTTCGTGCCGGGTCATTGGTCGGGCGACCGTTTCATATACGAGCCCGGAGCCAAGACAGGCATGGTGCTGCGCCAGCAGTGGGTAGAAGGCTACCACTACTGGGAGAGCGCGCTGCGCATACTTGAGCAGATGTTGCCGAGCCTTTTGGAACGCAAGATGGCGCAATGGCTGAACGAATACTTCAGCAATTAGGGAGGAGGGATGCGATTGTTTGCCATGGAGCAGGAAGTCGCGAGCGCGGCGAGGTTCATACTCGAAGCCGTGCAGGATGCGACACCATACTACTGGGAAGTGCCGCAGGACTTTGTTGTTCCAGCGATATACTTCCCTCCACCGGATATAAGCACAGCGGGAGACGCGTCTGACACGTACCGAATGTCCTATACATGGATAATCAAGTTCTTTGCCCGCACGACCGAGGACGCGCAGCAGATGGCGCGCGAAACGCTGATAGCCATAAAGGATGCGCATAACTGCATACCGCTGATACAGGCGGATGGCGAAAAGTCAGCGACGGATGGCGAGTACAAGCCGGTGGGCGATGGCACAGACGAAGTGCGGTATTACAGTTTCAGACTGCGCGACCCAGAGGCGCGGCAAACCGAGCGCGGCGTATGGCAGATGACGCTGCGATGGGACAGCCCGCGCTACTACACCAAAGCCGAGGCGAATGCCGCTATGCGCTTCCATGCGCTCAAAGGCGGCGAGCCTGTAATGCCGGCGTTTCCGCCGGAAGACGGCTGAAGGGAGGAAGAAACAAGTTGAAGAGCAAGGAATTCAAGCCCGAGGCTGTTGAAAAGGCTGTCAAGCCAGAGCCAAAGCCCAAGGGCGTGACATTCACTGTGGCTGACCTGCGCGATTACGCGCGCGAGGTGTTCGGCGTTTCGCAGAGCACTTACGATGGCGCAACTTTCGGGCTTGAAGGCGAGTTCACAGTAGACGAAATGAAACAGCGCATAGAAGACTGGCTGAAGGAGGCTATGTAAAATGGCTGGAGGAACTTTTACCGGGAGAAAGAAACTCCCTGGCACTTATGTAAACACCTATGCGGGCAAGACGAGCAATCTTGGCGTTGGTCTTAGCGGCGTAGTGCTTCTGCCTTTGATAGGCTATGACTATGGCCCTGCTGGTGAGTTCATAGAGATAGACGCTGCCGAGCCGGATTCCAACAAGGCGAAGCTGGGCCGTTCCATCTATGACACCAACAACCACATGCTGATGATACGCGAAGCGCTCAAAGGCTGCGGCAAGGTTATAGTGTACATACCCGTAGCGGGCACTGCAGCGACCAAGACCATAGGCGGCGCGACTGTGACCGCTAACTACGGCGGCACACTGGGCAACAGCATCAAGGTAGCCATAGTGGCGAATGCGGCGCTCGGCGAGGGCTATTTCAACGCGCAGGTATACTTCGGCACCGCGCTGGTTGAGGAATTCACTGGCGTACAGACCATCGGCGATCTCGCCGCTGTAGCGAGCGATTACGTCAAGTTCACCGGCACTGCCGCTACTGCGCTGACCGCTGCAGCTGCTACCGCGCTTGAGAATGGCGCAGACGGCGCGGTTACCACTCAGGCATTCGCGACATTCCTTGACAATTCCGAGAGTCTTGGCTGGAATGTACTCGCGTTCCCGTACAGCTCTACCACTTACGCTGCGCACTGCGCTGCCATCGTGAGCAAGATCAAGTACTTCCGCGATGAAGTGGGCAAGGACGTATACGCGGTGCTCTCCGGCGTAGACGCTGACTATCAGGGCGTGTTCAACATAGTGAACGGCGTATACCTCAATGACGGCACTCACGTAACCGCTGAGCTGGCAGCTGCGTTCATCGCGGGCATCTGCGCTGGCGCTTCCTGGACCGAGAGCAACACATTCCACGTATATCCCGACGCGAAGACCGTTGACACGCCCATGACGCACGATCAGGCTGTGCTGGCTGTCAACCATGGCCGCATGTACTTCTCCTATGACAACAGCTGGCAGGTTGTGCTTGAGTACGATATCAACTCGCTGACCACGATAGCGAGCAATGCGGATGAGAGCTACAAGAAAGGCCGCGTAAACCGTGTGCTCGACCACTTCCGCGATCTGCTGCGCGCGACCTTTGCGCCGAACAAGTTCAACAACGATGAGACCGGCTGGAACATCATGGAAGGCATGGGCAAGAGCATACTGAAGGGTCTGCTCGCCGAAGGCGCTATACACGATGTGGACTTTGACACCGACTTCAAGGTTAACCGCTCGCTGAGCAAGGGCGATGAGACCTACTTTGAGGTTGGCATAGCGCCCACTGACAGCGCCGAAAAGCTCTACTTTACCGTAACCACCCGCTAAGCTGTGGAGGCAGGGCGAAAGCCCTGCTTTCCCTATTTACGTATAGGAGGCATTAAGCTATGAACAAACGCAGGATATCGCTGCGCGAAGGCCAGGTATTTCTTGATGGCGTCAAGATAATGGATGCCGCGCAGCTGGAAGTCAACTTCTCTCCGGATGTCGTAGAGAGCCGCTCGCTCAAAGAGAAGGGCATGTCCCGCCGCTGGCTCGGCATGGACATAACCGGCACGCTGACTGAGTACCGCACCACTCCGTGGGTGAAGAACGCCATACAGAAGTACATGGACAGCGGCGTAACGCCCGAGTTCACCATTCAGGGCGTGCAGGATGACCACAACAGCGATTATTACGACAACTACGGCGAAGTGACCGTAACGCTCATAGGCTGCGTACCGACCGGCGACCTGTCGCTCATCAACTTCGACGCTGAAGGCGAGCTGCTGCAGGACGAAATCGAGTTCGGCGCAAACGACATAGTATTCAACTAAGCTAAGCTACTGGGAGCCGGTGACCGCATCGGTCGGGATCAAAGGGACAGCGCGCGCTTCTTCGCGTATGTCCGCCTCAGCGTCGGTGGGGACGTTATTGATGCAAACGCATCGAGGAAGTATGAAGGAGCGCAATTTAGCTGAGGAGATTAGAAAGGAGCAAAATCAACATGGCATTTTCAATCAAGGATTTCATGAGAGAAGACCTCAAGGTCGACCAGATAGTAGAGATACCGGGCATCAAGACGTTCTGCGATAAAGACGGCGTGCCGATACCTATGAAGATACGCGTGATAACCTCTGGCAAGCTGACAGAGCTGCGCAACATAGCGCGCAAGCGCACGATGGTGAAGGATAAGAAGGGCAAGCCGGTATTCCAGAACGGCCAGGTGCAGTATTCTGAAGAGATAGACACGGCTTATCTGACCGACGTTATGATAGCGGAGTCGCTCGTATTCCCGGATCTGCACGATAAAGACCTGCTGGCGTTCTACGGCGAGAACGAGGCCGTGAAGCTGGTGCACAAGGTATTCGCCCGCATAGAGGATTACCAGTACATATCGCAGCAGATAACCGATGCGAGCGGGCTCAATTCTGACGCTGACGAAATAGTAGACGAAGCAAAAAACTGATGGGCGAGGACAGCGACGACTTTGAGAGCGTATGGGCGCATGTGCTGTGGCAGCGGCGCGGCCTGCGCATAGAAGAGTTCATGAACATGAGCTTTGGGCTCAAGTGCGTATACGTAGCAAGCGAGCTGCTTGCGTCGAAAGACCCGCAGAACACGCTTGACGCGCTCGCCAAAGGGCTGTCCAGGATGAAGAAACATTAAGGATGCGCCGCTCGTGATTGGGCGGCGCGTCATTTCTGTGTTGAGATAAATCAAGTGGAAAGGAGGCGGTTAGCTTGACCACATTAACTGCCGTGTTCAGAGCGCAGGATAAGCTTAGTGGCGCTTTGAGCAATGTGGGCAAGGAGGGCGACAAGGCCAAGAGCAAGCTTGAAAAGCTCGGCAAGATAGGCAAGACAGCCATCAAAGGCCTTGTAACCGCATCGGCGGCGGCAGGAACGGCGCTTGTTGCCTTGGGCAAGAAGGTGCTGGACGTCGGTATGACGTTTGAAAGCAGCATGGCTCAGGTGGCTGCTACCATGGGCGAGACGGTAGGCTCGGAGTCATACGTCAAGCTTGCAGACGCCGCCAAGGAATGGGGCTCCAAAACCGCCTTCACATCTTCTGAAGCGGCAGATGCTTTGAACTACCTCGCATTGGCAGGTTACAACGTAGACGCTGCTACAGCGGCACTGCCTACAGTCCTCAAGCTCGCTGGCGCAGGCGGCATGGACTTGGCAAGGGCATCCGACCTCGTTACAGACAGTATGGCTGCGTTAAACATCAATATAAGTCAGATGAAACCCGAAGAAGCGCAGAAAGAGCTCCAAAAATTTGCTGATCAGATGGCCAAGACGGCGAGCACAACGAACACGAGCGTTTCGCAGTTGGGCGAAGCGACGCTGACAGTTGGCGCAACAGCCGCCAACCTGAAGAACGGCACCACAGAGCTTAATACGCAGTTAGGTATACTGGCTAACGTAGGTATCAAGGGCGCTGAAGGCGGCACGCACCTGCGCAATATTTTGTTGAGGTTGCAGAACCCCACTAAGAAGGCGGCTGCTCAGTTAAGCGCATTGGGCGTATCGGTGTACGACGCTGAAGGCAACATGCGCGATACGGGCGAGATATTCGCCGACTTGAAGAAGAGCATGGACGGCATGACGCAGAGCGAAATCGACGCGGTCATGGCACAGCTCTTCAACAAGACCGATATTGCAGCGGCTAACGCATTGCTCAACGCATCGGGCGATGAGTATCAGCGCATATTTGAGATAATAGCAGGCAGCGAAGGCGCAGCCGCGCAGATGTATGACACGATGCTGGACAATCTGACCGGCGACAAGGCGAAATTCCAGAGCGCGCTGGAGGCTATTTACCTTGAGATATTCGACGACAGCAACGCAGAGCTGCGCAGGATAGTGCAGCTTGGCAACAGCTATTTGGACAGGCTGCTGCAGTCGTACAAGAAGAACGGCTTTACAGGGCTTGCCACTGAGCTGGGCAATGTAGTAGGCGACGCGCTGACGGAGATAATCAACAAGCTGCCAGACATACTGGATATGGGCGGCAACGTTATCAACGCGCTGTTTGACTCGCTGTCGAAGAATTCAAAGAGCATCGGCGAGAGCCTTGTGGCAGTGCTGCTAAAGGCTGTGGGCGTGGTAAGCAAGGCGCTGCCCAAGCTGCTCAAGGTAGCAGTCAATCTTACCAAGGGCCTTATACGCGGCTTGATAAAGGCTATACCGAACCTGATGCGCAGCTTTGTAAGGTCGCTGCCTGATATGCTGACAAAGGGCGCGAACCTTGCAAAGGCATTTACCACCTGGATAAATAAAGCGCTCGACCCTGCCAACATCAAGAATGCGGTAAGCGGCTTTGTAGGCAAGGTGACTGGTGCGATCGGCACTTTCCTGACGTCGTGTGGCACAGGCA